CGCTGAAAGGCAACGTCTTACGCTTGATCGCATCGGAAATAAGATAGTTGAACATTTGGACGCCCGAGCGAACCAAACGCTTGAGGGCAAAGAGGTTGTGCAGTCGGACGCGCCTGATTACAAGGTGCAGCAAAAGGCTATAGATCAGCTCACCGGGCTGCTTGGAATGCAGGATGCGGCTAAGGCGATGCATGCCGGATCGAGTATCACGCTGAGCGTATCTGGGCCAGCTGCTGAGCGCCTGGCGGCTATGCTGGGTGAGTAGTAATGTGAGCATTGTACACACCCTCTGTGTACAATGCTCACATGGGCAAGACAAGCGTTCCGGCGTGGCGATGTGATCAATGCGGCTACTCGTGGATTATGACCGAGCTGTACCCGTCGCATTGCGCGTCCAGGGCCTGCCGATCTCGCAGATGGGATAAGGGTGCAAAGCCCAGCACGCCTCACGTGCCTGCTGCTGCGCCGGCCAAGGCTGAATGGTCCTGTCGGCACTGCGGAGCCACCGGACGCGTCCTGCACGGCGACAAGCCTGTTTGCGCACGCTGCCTCAAGCCTGTCTAGCTAATCCACCCTCGCTCCTCCAATCCTCCACCACTCAACACCACAGCTACGCTCGAACTGAGCGGCGGCGCGACTGCGTTTGCGCGGAAGGTTGGAGTCCCAAGCCGAGGCGCCGGGGTGGCCCGACCCTGGCGGGGGTACTGGTGGCGGGAGTCGGCGGCACATGGTCACGCCCGCGACATAGAAAATTCTGGACAAAAACTGAGGCGGTGTTACACTTGTCACATGGACCTAAATATTCGCAACGTTGACCCTGATCTAGTGAAGGCGCTGAAGGCTTTCGCATTGTCGCGCGATCTGACTCTTCGCGACTTCTGCCTATCGTCGCTGCGCACCGCGGTGATTATCCACGAGGAGCCTAAGAATGGTTGTGTGAAGTGTGGTTCGCCGGGGCATGACGAGTCGGGCTGCATGAATGGCGACCGCACGTATAAGGGACTTCGGGATGTAGAACAAGAGGCTTGGAGGAAACTTCATAGAAACGCCTCGCCATTCTAGCTCCACGCGCGCCACAAAAAAATTACCACCAAAACCGGGAGCGGTTATGATGCTCTTGAGGTGACGCATGGCAAGATTGACAGCAGCGCGGCGTAACGCACTCCCCGATTCAGCATTCGCGGGACCGAATCGCACATATCCGATTCCAGACAAGAGCCACGGTATAGCCGCGGAGCGTATGGGACGCCCGAGTCCGCAATTGAGGGCAAGCATTGACGCAAAGGTTGCGAAGAAGTTCCCAGGCCTTGGCGACGCTGTGCGGAGCATGAAGAAATGATTTATCTAGCCGAGTTGATAGTGGCGGCGTGCATCCTTGGCTTTGTGGGACTGATTCTCGCTGGCATAGCCTCGAATATCGCGGGGAAAATAGCTGATCGGTTGCGCTAGTGCAGATCACTGATAAGAACGTAGGCCGCTACCTCGAATGGTGGCACGCAGAGCGGCACAAGGCGCGCATAGACCTCGTGTGGCTGTCGAATGTGGTTCTTGGGTACCCGGATGTGTCCGAGCGGGTGCATGGGCCGATTCTGGCGGCGTTGCAGAAGTTTCCGGGGGCGACTGAGTTCCATAAGACGGTGGACGATTACAGGGCTGCGATGGAGGGCAAGGTTCTATGGGAGCCAAAGTGCAAGATGGATTTGCTGCCACCGAACGAGGGGTTCGAGCAGAGCCGGGACAATCTGATTCTGTTTCCTCGCGGGCATATCAAGTCGACACTGGTTACGATCGCTCACAGCATCATGTGGATTTTGAATTACCCGAATGTCCGAATTCTCCTGACCACCGCAACAGAGACGCTGGTCACAAGCATCATCATCGAGATTCGCAACCACTTCATTCTGAACGATCAGTTGCGGCTGCTTTTCCCTGAGTTGTGCCCGGTGGCGAAGGACGGGAAGGTGCCGGATTTGGGGAATTTGAGCGGGTTTACGTGTCCGGCGCGGGACAACAACAACAAGAAACTGGGTCCGGGCGGCAAGGAGCCGACTGTTCTTGCATCCACGGTGGGCTCGGCGATCACCGGGTATCACGGGGATGTGCAGAAGTCGGATGATCTGGTGGAGAAGATCAATTCGAGCTCGCAGAATGGGATTGATGAGGTAATCCGGCACGCGGGTTCGATGGGCGATCTGCTGGAGAAGTACAACACGGAGGATGTGGAGAAGCCGCTGAAGGGCTGGACGGACATGGTGGGCACTCCTTGGGATTTCTCGGATTTGTACCAGGTGCGGCGGAACGATCACGCGGCGCGGCGGACGAAGGGGCTTCCGGATGCGTTCAACTTGGTGGTGCGGAGTGCGGCTCCTAATTGGCCAGAAGGACCCTTCCTGTGGCCCGAGCGGATGGGATATGCGGCGCTGAAGGAGATTGAGGACGATCCCATGAAGGGGCCGGCGCAATTGGCCGCCCAGTACCTGATGAATCCGATTGTGGCCGGCCAGGGGCTCATTGACGACGTGAAGCAGTTGATCTGGACGCCTGAAAAAGTGATGGATCAGCTTTTGCCGAGGATGAGCCTCTATGCTGCGCTCGACGTGGCAGGCATGGAAGACGTGAAGGGGCATGATTCGGACTTTACTGTGCTGACGGTGGGCGGGTTTGCCAATGCGCGGCTGTACGTGCCGTTCATGCTGTATGGGCGTCCGCCTGTTGAGGAGGTTATCGAATGGATTTTCAGGGTGTTCGACATGTTCCCCGGTATCGTGAAGTTGAAGATTCAAAAGCAAGCGCTCGAAAGAGTGTTGCTGGCATCCCTTCGGCGGGAGATGTCGAAGCGCGGGCGATTCCTGCCCATTCAAGCCGAACCTGCGGACAATCAGCAGTCCAAAAAGTCGAAAATTCGGGGACTTCGCCCCTGGTTTCAGGCGGGGAATATTCGTTTTTCAGATTCATTGCCGTATCGTACCGCGATCGAGACCGAAATCAAGGGCTTCCCGAAATACCGGCACGACGACTTCCTGGATACGCTGACAGATTTGATGCTGGAGGGCAAAGGCGTGAATTCCGGGGTGCTGTCGAGCCGAACCGAGGAATATAACGTCCCGAGCGCGCTTCGAGACCCGATTTCGCTGCTTTTGGCCGAGCATTATCAGGACGAGGACCAGTTTTACCCAAAGGTGGACCATGACACAGGGTTCCCGGCGTGATACCGTTTGGATTGAAGAGGTTTATCGAATGGTGATGGCGCATAGGAAAGGTCCCGCTCCTGCCCATACAGATGATGAATATTTGGCTTTCGATCCCGGTGCGGCCGACGACTTCCCCGCAGAGGTCGAAGCGCGAAAAACGAAGCTCGTCACGACCCGCAAGGAGCATACCTGTTTCGGCTGGAAGGGCGACATGCAACACCCAATTCCAGCAGGCACGAGAGCTTTTCGAGAATCAGGAAAATGTGAAGGCCACTTCGGTACCTCCTATATGTGTCTTCCGTGCGTTGATATCTGCCTTGAACCTGAATGGTGGTAAAGTGAGCCAATGGTCACTGTAGACGCGAATGCCCCGCCTCCGATGGTCCCAAGTCCGGCATCGGACGCCAATTCTGCTCCCCCTCTTGGCGGGTATGAGCAGCGAACCAGCGAAGGCATCCCGATTGGCGGCGGCGAGTGGTCGGCGGAGGAAGCCAAGCGCATCGTACTGGGCGACTTCAATCGCGCGGCGAGCGACCGAGCGACCAACTACGAGACCAAATGGCAGAATGCAGCAAGTATCTATGCGGCAGTGCGGAACGGCGAGAAATACTGGGACGGTTCACGGACTCCGCGCGCCAACATGCAAATCTGGCACGCATTTACGCAGGTCAACGCCCTACGACCGCAGTTGATTGACGCGATCTGCGGGGCTGACCTTGATTTCGACGTGGAAGCGGCGTCAAGCGGTACGACCATCACCCAGTTGCACCAGGTCCGCGCTCTCATGCAGGATCAGTTGAAGTCTTTGGGAGGAATGGTAAAGTTCCAGAGCTTCCGCTCCTGTGTGGACCGAATGACGGAGGATGGCGTCGTTCTCGGCAATGGCATCTGGGAATGGGGATGGGACGGGCCGCGCACAGAGATGGCGATCAACTGGCAGCGCATGGTTGAGCCGGAAGTGGCAATGGGCGAGCATCCCATGCTGCCGGGGGTCCAGATTCCCATGCACACCGGGCGCACGGTAAGCTATGCGAAGCAGTTTTATAAGCCGGAGACGGTAAGCCAGTTCTTTCTCGATCCGGTTGATTTGATGGACTTCTACATCGACCCGAATTGCCGGTCAACTAATCCCCAGCAGGCAGGTTTTACGATTCGCCGCAAGATGATGACGATTGCGGAGCTGGCCAGTTATCGCGGGCAGGATGGCTTCGATATCCCCCACGATGTGACGCTATATCGTCTCTCGCAGCAAAAGACTTTCACGGACGGCGACACCACCCGGCAGGCAATTCAGAGCTATCGAGGGGTCAATTATCAGCCCGGACAGGATCAGTCGGTTGATCCGAGACTGGCGCGGGTAGAAGTGCTGCGATATTGGCAGCGCGATCATCATGTCTGGCTGATTGGCCGCGAGCATGTGGCGAGAAACACGCCGAATCAGTATCAGGCGATGCCATTTCTCAACTGGTGCTATGTCAACGCCCTGGGCAGCTTCTACGGATACTCGATCCCCGAATTGCTGGAATCTGGGCAGAAGCTCAAGAAAACGCTCATTGACGGCCGCCTGGACGAGTTGAACCTTATCCTGCACCCTCCATTCATCACCAAACTGGGCATGGCGCGGACGCAGAGCAAGATGAAATTGCGGCCAGGTGCGAACTGGGAAGCGGAAGACCCCAGCAAGGATGTGGTGCGGCTCGAAATGGGCAACGTCACCCAGCAGGCGTTTACGGAGGTGCAGATTGTCGAAAACAACGACCAGAAAGTTACCGGGATCACGGACCTCGCCGTTCTTGGTTCGCCTTCATCTGGCGGTAATTCTGCCAACCGAACAGCGACTGGCGTTCAGGCGCAGACTAATGCGAGCAATACGCGCGTTCATGGCCTCGTGGCGAATATCGAGGATCAG